CACGTCTTCGCGGTCGGCGGTTACCTTTGCTTCGAACTTGCTGATTTCGAAAAGGAGCAGGCCGTCCCACCATACGCGGCCATGAGAGCCGTTCCAGCGCCGACGACCGCGGTAAGTTACATCCTGTGAATCTCTAGCCATAATCTAATAACCTCCTCTATTACATTACGAAGTCAATCTTCAAATCTTCCATCGCGTTTACGGGAGTCACGCGGCCCGCAAGCATTACCTTCGTGCCGGTGTTGTATTCGCGAATCTGCTGCACGGACAACGTGGACGGGTCATCGAGGCCCTTCAGGGTGATGTAGTCCACCTGTGCCGCTTCATCGATATCCACGGTATTGACCGCCGTTTCGGAATTGTCAAGCACATTGCCCTTGAGCCCACGGAAGTATACCAGGATAGCGCTGATAAACAGCATCTTGTGATTGTAGTCGTTGATAATCTTGCCGACATAGCGATTTTTGAAGGTGTCGCGGATATCGTCGGTAATCATGTCTACGGCTTCCACAATCTTGATGAACCGGAAATCCTCACCCACATCGGTGGTGAAGGTGTGGAGAGAGTTGCAAGCGCGGGCAATCTTTACGCCGTTGCCGTCAAACTCATCGAACAGGCAAAGTTCGCCGTCATCAATAGCGGCGTCAATGTCGTCGTAGGTATCGCAATCTACAACTTCGGGGAGCTCGTAGTAAGTAGCGGAGCGGTCAAGCGCCAGCCCGGCCAAAATACCCGCGATGCGGGCGGTGTATTCGGCTGCAGTATATACCAAATACTTCTGGATAGTGTTAGGTACCTGCGTTTCATCGCCGCCCGCAAGGTTCAGGGCGTCCGTGTATTCGGGGTTGACCACGCGAATGTTGCCGGTCGTCAGATTGATGACACCCTTATCATCGGCGGGCGTGTTGGACAGTACCGCCTTGAAGGTCTTGCGGTAGGTGTTGCGCTGCGTCTTGATCCAAGTGGAAAGGTCCGTCATTTCCTGCGTGGTTGCGGTCGGATGACAGATATAATTCCACTTAACGACTTTCAGCTGCTTCAGAATAGTCGCCTGCGTTACGCGGGCTTCTGCTTCTTCGCCCTCGGCCGGTTTAGGAATTTCCACCGAATCCAGCGGCAGGGTGTAGAGCAGTACCTTTGCCGGAGTGCCCAGCAAGCACTTCTTCACGAGGTCAACATTGTGGTCGGTGAGCCCCGTTTCCGGGACATCGGTCGTGTCCACAATCTTGTAAAATTTGCTGGTGTTCGTGGTTTCGTTTTTCAGCAGCATAACCACGATACCGCGGGCGCTACGCTGGATAGCGCTTACAGATTTGGTTTTGAAATCAATAATGATTTGCGGCAAACCTAATTCAGGCATAATTAAACCTCCTCATCTAGTTCCATAAATCCATTCAAATACAATTCCTGCATAAGTTCCCCACGTTCCACGGGCAGGAAGTCCGTGAAGTCCAAGGAAAACTCATAATGCAATATCTCATCCACGATAACGCTATTGTTACCGAGGATTGTTATAAACCTATCTCCTACCTGCAGGACAGGCCGTATAGCGGCGTCCAGCGTGTCTATGGCATCGTAAATAAGCGACCGCTTAACACGGCCGCGCTTATCCGGCAATAGAACAAGCTGTATGTCGATACCGATTGACCGGTCATAATATACCGAGTCTACGGTCTTCCTGCTGGGCGCCAGTTCAATATAGAAGTAACTGGCGTCAGCCTTTTCCACATTGTCGTAATGCACCTCATAGGCGGGGAAGTTCTTTTTTAGCAAGGCGGTTATAGCCGCCCGCAATTCTTTAGCGGTTATCACTTCATAATCGCCCCCAGTATCGCCGTAGCGTCTTCAAAGAAGTTCGCCTTTACTTCGTCGAAAGCCCTGTGGAGCATCCTCTTGCCTTTTACGACCTTGCCGGTATACTTGCCATGAACCTTTACCCGGTGCCCGTATTCAACGAATACCGCGTATTCGGTTTTATTGGCAACCTCTACCCGCTGCGGGTTTATCCGGTGGGTTTCCCAGCTCGCGCGCAGCTTACCAGTGTCTACCGGTGTACGCATAGCCGCCCGCCCGCGCAGCAGTTCGCCCTCCTGCGCTAGGAACTTAGCCCCCGCAGCGGGAGCCTTGGCGACCATGTTATCCAGCTTTTTCTGCAGTTCTTCAAGGCCGTTAATCGTCATAGACATTTCCGGCCTCCTTTACCTGCTTCACGGGTATTTCCTGGTGTGTTGGATAAACAAACCGTTTACCCGCGTTCAGCAGGAAGTGCTGCCCGTTATGGGTGACATCGACAATATCGTTTTCCAGTATCTGGTATTCCGGGGAGCAGCAAAGACGCAAATCCATGATAAGATTGAGCCCGCGGGCGGTCTTATCCTGCGTCAGGTCTTTATTGTACTGCGATAATTTGCAGGGTATATTCTCATATACCGCTGTCTCGGCCTCGTCGTAATCATCGGAGCCGTCATCGGCCTGTACTTTGGTCACCCGGTAAATATTGGCGGTGTCCTTATACATGATGTTGTGTAAAAGGCCCTGTAACTTCAAGTAGTTCGGCATCATCTCCAGCCCCCTACCTTACGATACAGGTTGAGCTTGTTGCGGATAGTCGCAAAGTCAGCGTCCGCAGCGGTGCCCGGTGTATCGGTAGCCGTCGCGAACTGGAATTCGGTGTCGTCCATTTTTACCGACCGTAGGCCCTTCGTATCGCTGGTCGAATCCTCGTACCGCTTAACCAACAAGTCGCAGCAGGTATAAACCAGCGCGGCGGGGAAGTCATCCCGGTTACAGTAGTCTAGGGTATCGTATACCAGCTTTTCGGCGTACATTTGGTACAGGGCGTCCTTTTCGGTGCCGGTATCGGCAAGGAGAGTTTTCGCCTTGTCCACGATTTGTGCTATGGCCTCGGTCGGGGTTAAAAATACCATTTCAAACCTCCTTCCCGAAAACGGGCATAAGAAAAGCACCCTGCAAGTGCAAAGTGCTTTTGTTTATTCTATTCAGTTATGCAACGTCGTCAGTTTCGTCCAGATAAGCGAAAGCCTCATCTTCGGTTGAAAGTCTGATTTTGCCGTTCTTCACGAGGATAATGAGCGGCAGGCCGACGCAGGCCGAACCATCGTCATCGCCATAAATCGGCGAATAAACATCGTAGCCCCGCCAAGGTTTTTCCTTAATCACATCGCTATACCCCTGCTGGAGCGCGAAGTCTAAAACCTTTTTATCCATGCTTGTCACTCCTCATATTCCCGCAAAATATCTTTTGCGATGTTCGGCTCAATTACAGCGTTATCGACTCGCATTATCTTAGGCGTAGTGTAGAACTTATACCCTCTGACAGTTCTCTGCCATTTTAGACGGGATAAGTACAGCAGGATAATATCTTTATCCTTGCCGCCAGTGTTGACCATTGTCCCCTCTTTATACAGCCTGCCGGACTGCGGATCGTAAAAAACGATTTTCCCTTTTTCGGTATACAGGCTGATTATGTGCCCGTAATTGCTTCGGCCCTTCCAGCCAAATTCAAGCGTATACCGTTCGCCCTCTTTCAGGGTGTTGTGCATGAAGTCCATAAACTTCTTGGGGTTATATAGCTGTGTCCGGTCGGTGATGTAATCGACGGGCGCCTGCGTTTCGGGGTTAATCCAGGCCAGATTTGTTTGCCGTGCCACACGCTCGGCGGTGGGGTTCTTGAAGTTCGCCTTTGCGGTTACATCGTACCCGCGTAATCGTGCTTCATGGGCCACCACACAAGATTGGCAGTTAATATCACAGCCCCGCTCGATGCGGTATTTGCTGTTTCCCCTGCCCTGGTTGGCATCGTCAAAACTCATTTCCTCGCCGCGCTTAACGCCTGCAAGCTCTTTCGGTTTTAACGGGTCTTCCTTTGGCTCTATTATACCACTGCCCGGGTTCCCTTGGCTAGGGGCGGGCGGTGTATACTTTGCCGCAAGTCCGGTAAAACCGTTTTCCTTCGCCCAAGTGCCGAAGGGCTTGGACTTGTCAACATATACGGCCTTATAGTCGTTATAATTCATCTGCTGGGGCACATAGAAGGTTTTACCCTTACCTACCCTAGCCGCCCGCAAACCCTTTTGACCGCCTTTCCCTTCGCCGAGGCTCCCGATTATGGTGCTGCGGCAGTGAGGATGAAGCGGCGGAAGGTTATCGCCGGGACTCGCTTCCTCGACGGGAATAATGCTTCCGTCGTGTGCTCTACATTTTTGACTGGTACGACTGTCCAGTGTGGCCACGAATTTATAAAACTCAAGGCCGCTGTCTTCGATGCTCGCAAGGTTCGCCTGGTTGTGGATGTAATTCAGTTCCGTCCTCACCAGACGGGTGGCCTCATTCTTCCCCACATTCATACGCTGCTGTATCATCTTGGACATTTTAGGCACGGACAGTCCGCGATGTACGCCACTAAATACGGTATCCTTCAGCGCCTGCGCCAGCTTTTGCTGATTGTTCCATATCCGGCTTGAGTAGTTCTTCCCGCTCCACGGGTTACTCAGTACCCGTTCAAGCTGCTCCCTGCTCACAGTGCCTATGGAGCCGTGCAGGCCCGCAGTTTTGCCTATCTCGAATAGCCCTTTGTAGTAGTTATCCTTATAGGCGTCACTAAGGAAATTCCTCATATCCTTTTCGACGTACTTCCCCAGCTTGTAGAGTTCAACAAGCGTTTGCCCGTAAATCTTTTCAAGGCGGCTTATCCGGGAACGCATAGCAAGTGTATTGAGCTCCCGCAGTACCGCGTTATCCGTTGCCGATAACCGCGTATATTCTTCAAGGCTCATCCGCCACTGCCTGAACTCGTTCCCCTCCAGCAGTTTCCTTGCCTCTTTCGGGCTTAATCCGTTTTCATCGGCAAACCTGCCATAAAGGGCGGCTATATCATCTTGGATACGGCGCATAGAGTTGTAATACTGCCGGGCGAGGGCCTTTTCTACTTTATCGCGGCTCTGTTTGTTCCAGTAGGCTTCGCGCTCTATTGCCCTGTCACGCCAATATTCTTCGTTACGCTTGCTCATTACACCGCCCTCCATAGCTGGGTTTTATCAAATCTTATGCTTGAAGCATACCATACGGATAGCTTTCGGCTCGTAAACGCGTTCCCAGTTCTTGGCGTTGGCGAGTTCGGCGCGGCTGACAGTTTCCTGGTTAGCACGAACGGCGCCCGTGAACTTAATTCCGCGCGGGTGCAGGATGAAGGTCTTGCGGTTGATGAGGTAATCAACGCCGGAGCCTTTGCGTTTCTCGCGGTCAAGTTCGGTCGGTACGAAACCTTCGGGGGAGCCGTTGCCGTATGCAATAGCGCCATTGCCGAACAGGTACGTCGTGTATACGCCGTCGGCTACCGGGCAGCCATCATCAACGATAACGCGGCGGCCCTGGTACGTCTCAAATTCGACATCCGTGGAGTCGCGTTCGTACTGGATGAGGTTCTGCTTCTTCAGGTATGCCTTGGTTGCGGAGTGCATAGCGACGGCGGTAAGCTGTCCCTGTGCATCGCCAAGGAGCTGACAAGCGTCGATAAATCCACTTGCGGAAATCTTGGCAGCGTTGCCCGTTTCGCCGGAAATATCGAGGATATGATCAGCAAGCGGGGTTACGGTGGCACTGTCAGCCGTATAGGAGCCGAACACGCCATTGAGCAGGTTGATAAGTTCCTTCTGCATATCGCGGGCCCAGAAACCTGCAACCAGGGAACCGATAGCCGCCATCGGGTCCTTACCTGCGAGTGCTGCGGACAGGTCGGTGGCGCTCCATGCTTTAGCGCGGCGGATGGTCGTCGATACATCCTTCTTGCTGGTAATCTTTGCGGCAGTCAGGTCAGCGCCTTCCACCACGTTTTCGGAATCGCCGGAAAGGTCTTCGAAGAACGGCATATTGTGAACCGGTGCGGCCTCACTTGCCAAGCGGTCGAATTCCGGGGAGTGTGCGATAATGCCACTCTGGAACAATGCGGACAGCTCCATAGTCTTCTGAATGGTATACGGCGTAAACAGTTCAGGGACGATAACGTCCGATAAAGTAGTACCCATTAGTTAAATCCTCCTTCAAATGGTCACACCCGCTTCAGCGGCCATAGCGCGCGCCTGTTCGGGGTTATCTCTAAGCATCTTACCCTGCTCAGTCAGGTTAAAGGTTTCCTTCTTGAACGGGTTCGCGGCGGGCGGGTTATTGCCGCCGCCATTTGGATTGTACTGCGGGTTATTCGGCGCACCCTTGAAAAGGAAAGCCTTATCCTTTTTCAGTGCCTCGACCTGCTCAGTCAATCCGGCGACTTTTCCATCTTCGCCTAAGATGAGTTTTTGACGGTCAATTAAGCCCGCCACAATATCGGCGTCCTGCGCGCTGTCAGCGATAGCCAGCTTTACGGCGGTATCCAGTTTAAGGGCCCGGGCCTTTTCCTCGAATTCCGCTTTCTGCTGTTTATTGGCCTGCTGCAGGTTTTCGATTTCCTTTTTAAGGCCTTCGTTATCCCCTGCGGATTTTTTCAGGGCGGTAAGCTGTTTGTCACGTTCCGCCAGCTGTTCGGTCAGCGACTTTTTCGACTCATTGATTTCGTTGAATCGGGCCTTGGTGACGAAATCCCCATCAAGGAAGTCCTTCACGGCCTTTTCAGCTTCGCCCATTTTATCCTCGGCAACGCCGATATTTTTTAATAGTTCGTTGATGTTCATAGGTTTCTCTCCTCATTCCTGTTCCGGTTTTTTACGTGGTTACCTGTACCACGAAGGAATTATTTCTTTTTCCCGTTTTTGCGGCCGCTATTCGTGTCGGTCGCAGTGTCTTCGCCTTTTGCGGGGTACGGGGTATCCGTGTTCAGGCATTTCTGCAGAATCTGAATCACGCCGTTTTCATTCGATGTTTTCATCACAGCGGAAATAGGGAAGTCCCTCCCGAAGCGTTCCGCATACTCACAAAGTAAACTATACATTGTCGTTGTCTCCTTCCTCGTCATCCGGCAGGTCGGGGCCGTAGGTGCTCGCCGCCTCCAGTTCCTCCGCTTTTTCCTTTTCCATTTGCGCGGCCTCTTGTTCGGCGTCTTCTACAAATGGATGGTTTTTCAGGATTGTCTTATTGGAAATAATACCCACACTATTGGAGCACATTTCCGCCAGTTCGGCATCGTTGCGGATGCTGGTGCGCGTCCACGTCTGAATAATTCGCCCTGCCTCTTTGCCGCGGGCTTTGCATATCGCCCGAACCAGCTCGGCAAGTCCTATTCTAAATTCGGTTTCCATAAGGCCCGCTTTAATCTCAAGCAGGGCGTAAAGGAATTTCATCGCCTCGCCGGACGTGGAATCGAGGCCCTGCTGCTGCGGATCTATTCCCTGCCCGGTATCAAAGATAGCCTTGCGGGTGAGTTCCAGCAGTTTGTCGCGAGCCTCTACCGGGATGTCGATATTAAGGGTAGACACGCCGCTGCGGTCGCCGTCGCCCGCCGATTGAATCTGGATAGACTTGTAATACTTAAGGTCGGATAAGAATTGACTCATATCCTGCCCGCCGTAGTTGGTGAGTACAAGGATAACTTCCTGTATGTCTTCCAGGTCATCCACAAACCCCGAGAAGGTCTTATCGTAGGTGTCGATAAGGTGCTTTACGGCGTCGAGGTCGCGGGCGGCTATGTTGTTGTTAAAGAACGGGATAAAAGGTACCCGCCCATAACTGTGGGGCATACGATTTGTGGCATCGGTCAGCCCTGCCGTGTAGAAGTCCGTAAACATCGGGTAATAGACAAGCCCGTCGTAGGTGTCTATACTGCGCTTACGGAAAGCCTCACAGGCCGTATCCGTCCAATACTCATAAACGTCCCATTCGTCGCCGTTCTCATCGAAATCGGTATAGACTCGCAGGACGGCCAGCAGTTTCTTGTCGAGCTTGCGGGACCATACCGGTACAATCTGATAGCTGGGGACAACGCCGTAATTGAATCCCTCATCATCCTGCCAGTAATGGAGCCATGCGACGCCCGCGTTGCTTGCGTTCACACACAATTCTTTTACCTTCTGCGGGTAGCGGTCGCCCAGCACTTCGGCAATGCTCTTATTCAGGGCATCGTCTCCCGTATCAAACAAAGGCGGGGCCGTAAACATATACGCGGCCTTTTGATTGACCAGTAACTGGTAAAAGGAGAAGGGGATTTTATTGTCGGCGCTGCGGAGCGGGTTCCCTGCTTCCGCGTCATCGCCCTTATGCTTCGACTTGCGGAAAATAATATCATTCTGTACCCGATAATATCGGTCGCCCTCGGCCGCCCGCATCATAAAATCAGCGTGGCCCTGCACGTAATTGTTAATCAGCTTTTTCGCTGCATCAAGTTCCATTTTCTCACCTCCTCCCCATTATTTGAAAATACCAAAACCGCCCGCGCGCATGACCTCGGACAGGCCATAACGGCAGGCATCAATCGCGTGGTTGTTCAGGTCCGGGTAAGCGCTGATAAACTGCCCTTGGCGGTTCCGCTCATACTCGTACATAACAAACTCCTTGTAAGTGTTCGGACAGCGCTCCTTATCAATGTAGATTTTCGCCCTGTCCTGCAGCCATTTAAGGCCGTGCTCCACAGAATCCCGGCCTTTCCTCGCCCCCATAATATTGAGCCCGAGACTACGCATCTGGGCAATGGATTTCGGCTCGGCAGAATCAGCGATTATTCGCCTGAATTCCGTCCGGGGCTTTATCATCTCCACCGCCCGGCTATTCGATAGCTTTTGCTGGTATATCTCATCAAAGATATACAGGTATTCCCGCTTTGCGTCGTAGTGCATAGCGAGGAAAGCGAGCGGGTCCATCGAGAAACCGAAGTCAAGGCCGTAGTAAACATGGTCGAATTCCTCTACCTGGTCATCGGTCAGGCGGATATCCTCGACATTTTCAAAGACGGCCCCGCCGGTACCAGTGACCACTCCCAGGTATTCGTGTTCGTAGGCCATTTGGTTTTTGGCTTTGAGCTTTTCCGCCTCATCGAAAAACCTTTCGCCCAGCCACTCCTTCGGTACTCCCGTATAGTCGGAATGATGGATCAGCCGGTCGGGATCGTCAATCAGCTTTTCTTCATTCACCCAGTTATTTTGTGACTTGGGCGGGTTATAGCTGCAAAACTCCCAGTACCGGGAACCACCGCGCAAAAGCGACTGATTGATATTGCGGATTTCTTCCATACCGCTGTACTGGTCAGTTTCTTCGAACCACACAACCCCCACATACCCAAACGGTAATTTAATCGACTTGATTTTCTGCGGGTCATCCACACCCATAAAAAGGATTTTCTGCCCTGTCTTCTTGTATGTGATTTCATGCGGCGAAGTCTTGAACCTGAACTTGCTGGTCAGCCCCAGCCGGTCGATAGCCCATTGCATCTGCGGGTATACACTGTTTTTGATGGTGTTTCCCACCTTGCGAAGTACCACCGCGTGACACTCGGGGTTTTTAATCAGCAATAAAGGAATCTCGATACTGATATGAGAGGATTTCGTCGAGCCGCGGCCGCCTTCTTCCCAGTAATAGGTGTGTCCGTGCCGTTTGATATCACAGTGTATATCGTAAAAGTGTGGGGCGATGAGGTCAGTAAGTTTTACCTTCATTCATCACCCTCCTCGATATCATCGATGATAACAACGTCGTCGGCTTCAGCCTTTTCCTGTTCCAGGGCTTTAAGGTCGGCCTCCAAGCGCTTAATGCGGGCCTTCTGTTCAGCGGTATCCAGTTCACGCGGGAAGCGTTTCAGAATTT